CCATGACTCAGCCGAATACCATCAGGCGGGTCGAATCTACGACGCCGGATTTCGCAAGCAGCCATCGCCATGACCGCCCACCAGCGCACCCGGCGCATGCTCATCTGGCGCGGCTCTTTCTCTGCCCTCGCCGTCTGCACCGTCCTGATGTTGCTCAGCGCTTTCGCTGACCGAATCACCCTATAGGTAACCCACCATGCCAATCGATCCTCGGGCTAACGCCCCCGAGCGCATTGCTGCGCCCGCTCCGCTGCCTCACGTCAGTCGCCGCGCACTTAGACGCGTCAAAAATCCAATCCCTGCTCCAGCAAGCTGCCGCTACTGCAATGGCGAAGTGCGCCTGGTGTGCAACTCTGAAATCTACAACGGGCGCAGCTACGGGGATTGGCCCTATGCCTATCTCTGTGATGGCTGCCAGGCATATGTAGGCCTGCACCCGGACACGGACATTCCTCTCGGAACACTCGCTGACGACAAGCTCCGGGCAGTTCGTAATCGCAGCAAGATAGCCTTTCACAACCATATGCGAAAGGCGGGCCTAACCCGGACGCTCGCCTATCAATGGCTGGCCAACCAAATGGGTATTGAGGTCGGCAAGTGCCATTTCGGATGGTTTGACCACGCTGAATGTGTCGCCGCCGAGAAGGCCATTAAACAAGCCATCCAGCCTACCGCAATGGCTCAGGCATTCGCCAAAGCTCAATAACCCCAACTTTTTACCGCTGCGAGCATCGCGGCAGGGATTCCTTATGTCCGCAGAACAGCAACTGGCGATCCTGCCAGCTAAAGAAGTAGCCCTGGCAGTATTCAGCGCCCCCAACGGCCTCGACCCGTACCTACAAAGCGTCCGGGAAGAAATCGACAAGTTCAACGCCTCGGCACCTGACGTTAAAACCAAAAAGGGCCAAGACGCGTATCGCTCGATTGCTTACAGCCTGGCGGGATCAAAAACGAAACTCGACAGCCTGGGCAAAGAACTTGTTGCAGAGCTGAAGGATGTACCGAGGAAGATCGACGCCGAGCGCAAGCGCGTTCGTGAGCTGCTGAGCGCGTGGCAAGAGGAAGTTCGCAAGCCGCTGACTGACTGGGAAGCCGCAGAGCAGGCTCGCAAGGATCGGCACGTCGATGCCGTACAGGCAATTGCGGATTTTGCCCTGGATCTGTCGGACGTCACCGCCGCGGTACTGCTTGAGTCTATCGCCTCGGTTGAGGCGGTGAAGATGGGCGAGCACTGGGAAGAGTTCGAGGCTGAAGCTGCCCGCACCAAGGATCAGGTTCTGGATAAGCTGCGCGCCATCCTCGCCGCTCGCCAGAAATACGAAGCCGAGCAGGCGGAACTTGTGAGGCTGCGCGCCGAAACAGAAGCGCAGGCCCAGCGCGAGCGTGACGCCCAAATCGCCCGGGAAGCTGAGGAGCGCGCCCGCCGCGAAGCCGAGCAGCGTGCACAGGCAGAACGTGATGCCGCAGCCAGGCGTGAAGCCGAAGCAAAAGCCGCCGCTGATCGCCGGGAGCTGGAATTGAAGCTGGCTGCTGAGCAATCGGAGCGCGCCGCCGCCCAGGCAGCGCGGGAAAAGATCGAGTCGGAGCAGCGCGCCGCGCAACAGAAGATCGACGACGAGCTGCGACATAAGCAAGCGATAGCTCAGGCCGAAGCCGACCGAGTCGCTGCTGAACAGCGTGCAGAACAAGAGCGCATTAACTCGGACCGCCGCCAAGCCGAAGCCGCTGAGCGAGCGAGACTCGCAGAGATCGCTCGGGCAAATGCCGCTGCCGACGAGATCAACCGCCAAGCCGCCGCGCGGGAGGCGGACAAGGCGCACAAAGCAAAGATCAATCGCGCCGCGCTGGACGCATTTATCGCCGGCGGTATGCCCGTGGAATGCGCGAAACAGGCAGTCACCTTGATTGCTCAGCGCAAGATTCCAGCCATCGCCATCACTTACTGAGGTCGTCATGAACGAAATCATCCAAATGCCAACGCGTGAAAGTGCCGGCCTAACCGCTGCAGAGGTGCATCGCTTCTCGGCAGTTGAAATTCGCCAGCGAGTAAACCTGGTACAGGAAGTGATGCAAGGCATCATGAAGCGGGAAACGCACTACGGCACCATCCCAGGCACCCAGAAGCCAACCCTGTACAAGCCGGGTGCAGAGGTGCTCTGTGTGACGTTCCGGGTTGCGCAGGAATACCGAATTGAAGATCTATCCGGCCCAGCCGTAGCACGCTACCGGGTCACTTGTGTTGGTCGTCACCAGATGACCGGCGTCGCCCTCGGCGAAGGCGTAGGCGAATGCTCGTCCAGCGAAGAGAAGTACAAGTGGCGCAGCGTCATCTGCAAAGCGGAATTGGACGCCACTCCGGAGAATCTGCGCCGTAAGAAATACTACAAAAACGGCAATACGGCCGACCAGATCCGCACCGAACCAGCAGACCTGGCCAACACCATCCTCAAAATGGCCTGCAAGCGCGCCATGATCGCAATGACACTCAACGTCACTGCCGCTTCGGACATATTCACGCAGGACATCGAGGACTTGCCTGAAGAGCTAAGACCACAGGAATCCTTTCACCCCAATAGCCAAAAGCCCACCCCCGCCCCGCACAACGCTGAACTGGCGGCACACTGGGTTGCTCAAGCAAACGCGGCAGTAACGCCAGAGGCGCTGACTGAAGTTTGGAAGGCTGGAGTCGCGGCAATCAATGAGGTCAAAGACACAGCTTCGTACGACGCGCTTAAGGCCGCAGTAACTGCCCGTGGCACTGAGTTGAAAACCGCTGCGGTGAAAGCTGATCCAGAACCGGCAGAGGAAGTCTTGCCTGCTGAAGAAGAAGTCGAATTTGAAGAGGTGAACGAATGATCATCGTCAATTGCACTCAAGGCTCAGAAGCCTGGCACCAAGAACGGGCCGGAGTCATTACCGCAAGCATGTTCGGTGATGCTCGCGCCCGACTCAAATCGGGCCCCAATAAAGGCGAGCCGACTGCAAAGGCTCTTGATTACGCCTTCCGTCTCGCAGTTGAGCGTATCGGCGGCAAGCCTCTGGATAACGGTTTTGAAACGTGGCAAATGCGCCGAGGCCACGAACTCGAACCTGAAGCCCGAATGGAGCATGAAATACAAACCGGTTTAATCGTGACTCAAGTTGGATTGGTCAAAACGGACGACGGCGTGTTTGGCGCAAGTGCTGACGGTTTCATTGGTGATGATGGCGGCGCCGAGTACAAGTGCTTCCTCGCCCCCGAAAAACTTCGCTCATTCCACATCGACAACGATGCCAGCGAAATAATGGACCAGGTGCAAGGCTGTATGTGGATCACTGGCCGAAAGTGGTGGCATATCGGGATGTATTGCCCTGACCTGAAAGTGGTCGGACGCCAACTTTGGTGGCAGGAGTTCAAGCGCGACGATGATTATATCGAAAAGCTCGAAGCCGATCTTTGGCAGTTCAAGCTTTTGGTGGACGGGTACGAGGAGAAACTGCGGAGTAAGGCTGCATGATCGACAACCAAATCCTCGCAAGCACCCAACGCCAAGCCCAGCTGGAGGCCGCAAAAGCGGCCTTCTTCAATTCTGGCGGGCAGATCACTCAAGCGCGCGGCTTCGCATTCAAGCCTGTGTTCCCGGCCCGCTCCGACAAGATTGACCCCGACACCATCCTGAAGCGCCGCCGCATTTCGCCAACCCACGCTGAGCGCAAGATGCTGCGACGACTCACGGAGGCCTTATGAGTAAGCGTAAGCCTCACAACATCCGCACTCGTATCGAACGATCCTGCCGTGCACTGCTGAGTTCAAGCCACGTTGCTGTGGTGAACATCGACCCCAGCGGCCGCCAAGGGCTGATCAACTGGGCAAACTGCAAGAACGTCGCAGGCCGCAAAGTTGTAGATGCTGTCTGCGACATCCCGCATCGCTGGACGGTCTACCTCAGCGTTCATTGCGTCGATGGCCCGGGCTCCCGCTACACCAAGTCAGTAGAAATAGCGCCTCAAGGCGTTTACCTCGCCGAGCATCTGACAGATGCAATCGAGACTACATACAAAACGCTACTCGCGCAGTGCAACCCGAATCATGTAGTCGCGTCAGGCTGGATCGCTATTCCGGCCGAGGTTTCGCTGGACGAAGCTCAAGCTGCGCGAGTATTTGATGCGGTGGGTGCCTGGAATCAGCAAAAGGTCTCGGCATGAACCGAATGAAGTCCCGCCCCCAGCAACGCAAACACGCCACATGGCTGGCAATACCCGCCAGCGGAATAGAAGAGGTAGGCCATGGTAGCCCAACCCAAAGAACGATCAGCAAAGACTGCGGCGAGGCGAAAGACTCGCGGCGAGGAAGAATTGCGACTCCACACCATGGCCGGCACCCGCCAAGCCTTGGCTGACCTGATGGCCTGGCACGGTATCGAGGAACAGGGCGAGGCCATGACCCTAATGATTCACCACCTAAACGGCCTGGGCCCAGCGGGTTCAGCTCAGTTCCTAGCGCCTCCGCGACACAAATACGTGATACCCGAAAACGTGTCGGCAAAATTGCAGCTCGCCTACAACCGCGAATCGCTCCGCATCTGTCACGACGAATAACCATACCCCATCAACGAATCACGCCAGCCGGCGAGGATCCCCTATGCCCGATATCACCTACGGCTCTGTGTGCAGCGGCATCGAAGCCGCGCCACAAGCCTGGCACCCGCTGGGCATGCGCGCCGCCTGGTTCGCCGAGATAGAGCCGTTCCCCTCGGCGGTCCTGGCCCACCACTACCCCGACGTGCCGAACCACGGCGACATGACCAAGCTGGCCGCCCTGGTGTTGGCCGGCAAGATCCCGGCGCCTGACGTGCTGGTAGGCGGGACCCCATGCCAAGCCTTCTCGGTGGCCGGTATGCGCGAAGGCCTCACCGACCCGCGCGGCGCCCTCACCATCAAATACGTGGAGCTTGCAGATGCAGTTGACTATGTTCGCGCCAGCCAGCGAAAGCCCGCCAGCGTCATCGTCTGGGAGAACGTCCCCGGCGTCCTCAGCGACAAAGGGAACGCCTTCGGATGCTTTCTTGGCGCGCTTGCTGGGGCAGACTGCGAGCTGCAGCCTCCAGGGAAGAAATGGCAGGACGCTGGTTATGTGTATGGACCCAAAAGAACAATCGCGTGGCGGGTTCTGGACGCCCAATATTTCGGCCTGGCCCAACGACGCCGTCGCGTGTTCGTTGTCGCAAGTGCTCGAGACGGGTTCGATCCCACAGAGGTACTTTTTGAGCGCGAAGGCACTCGCCGGGATAGCCCGCCGGGATGGCCGGCGAAGCTTGCACTTCACCCTACTCTCACGGCACAGGGGGGAGGCTCTCTCGATGATCGAGAGGCATATGTGCTGGAGCCCGAAGGCATCCGCCGAACCAGTGTGATCGAGTGGGAGCGCTGCCAAGGTTTTCCCGATAACTACACGCAGATCCCTTGGCGCGGTAAACCTGCAAGTGAATGCCCGGACGGCCCCCGTTACAAGGCGATCGGCAACAGCAAGGCCGTCACCGTGGTTCGCTGGATCGGCCGGCGCCTTCTGCAACAACTCTGAACTCCCCCACTCCACCGCCCGGGCATGGCCCGGCAAGGACTCACCGTGCGCACTAAAGAAAACCAAGATCCGCAATCCACCCGACTCGGCACGATGGTATTTACGATCGCCAACGAGCTCGTCAACCATTATGGAAAGAAGCTTGAGCGCGAAGCGATCGACGAAATCACGCGCAACCTCACTTGCGAGATGTGTCAGGGGCCTACCGCATGGGCATTCAGCGGTAAAAGTCAGCCAGGTGAGCCAGTCATAACGCTGCAGGCCGCTCGGGCCAACCGCGTCTACGTGGCCGGGCCGATGACGGGCATCGAGGACTTCAACTACCCGGCCTTCAACGCTGTGGCCGACCAACTGCGCGCTCTGGGCTACGAAGTCGAGAACCCAGCAGACCACGGCATCGTCGAGGGTGCGCAGTGGGCCGACTACATGGCCTACGACCTGACGCGCCTGGGCCTGTGCGGCGTCATCGCCCTGCTGCCGGATTGGGAAAAGTCACAAGGCGCAAAGCTGGAAGTCCTGATCGCCGAACGCCTCGGCATGACGGTTGTGAATGCCCATGATCTGGTAACGAGGGAGGCTGTATGAGCCGATTCTGTTTTTGTAACTGCCCTGCGGGCTTCTCCGCTGAGCCTGAGCGTCACGCACCTGATTGCCCTGGCCGATCCGGCGCAGGCAAGGCACGGACTCCAGTCCCAGCAACCACTCCGGCGCTGAAGGTGACCGCCGCCGAAGAGCTGGACGCCGTCCTGCATTGGCGCGGCAAGCACGCGATCGCGGTCAGGGAGCGTGAAGGCCTGCAGGTGAGTTTGAACACCGCGGACCAAACGATAGACGACCTGAGCGCGGCTGTTTCCCGGCGCACGAAGCGGGTTCGCGAGTTGGAGTCGCAACTGGCCTACGCCGTGGACGCCCTCAATGAGGTGGTCAAGGCCTCAGCTATGTACGAAAAGCCATTTGAGATCGCGACCCTGGCTATCGGCGAAATATCTGCACTCAAGACAGCAGATGGCAGCAAGCCATCCACCTGCACCTGGTCAGAAGGCGGATTCTCCTGGCACACAGGCTGCGGCAAGGAATGGCAATTCACCGATGGCGGGCTGCCGGACGAGAACGGCATGCACTTCTGCCACTCCTGCGGTAAGGCGTTGGTTGTTGAGTCGGCAGAATCCGCATAGGAGTACATCCGTACTCCTACGCAAAACCTGTAACCCCTCCCCCTTCAAAGTCAGCCGCTATAGCGGCAAGGAACCGTCATGCTTGAAGAAAGCGTTTTGATCCAGCCTGCTGCCGTAAATCGGGATAAAGACGGCTGGTGGTATCACCCGGGCATTCCGGATTTTGGCGGCGGCGAAGACCCTGCGCCCTACATCGCCTGGACGAAGACACAGGGCCTTGAGTTGAAGGGCTGGCATATGGAAAGCGATCTGGATGGCCACCCATACGAGGATGGCGCGGCTCACTGCAACGGCTGGAACCCTGAGCCACCGAGCGTTGAGTGGTTCTTGATGGGAATCTTCGACACGGAAGACGGACCTTACGCCCAGTGGGCACGCCGAGTGACGCCATGATCGCCACCCTCTGGTTCGCCTGCGTATTCATCTACAAGGGGCCAAGGCCATGAGCCGATTTATCGCAGTCATCCACGGCTGGCACGTCGATAGCAAGGGATTCGACGTGCACCAGTTGCAAGCCGCCAAAGCTGATGATGCAGAGCGTGAAGCTTGCTGGATCAAGGAGCAGCGCGATCGCACGTTTGACCGCTGCGCTTATGTGGTGGTCGAGATAGACGATCGCGAACACCTGCCCCGTCGACTGACCTGGCGGGAGCGGATTACCGGAAGGCTTGCGCCGTGACCTGGTTCGAGCTGGCTCGACGCAGGTTTAAGCGCCGATGGCTGGGTGCCACCTACTGCACCATAGAAACCCGCAGCACTCATCAATTCGAAACCCAAGGCCAGATCGTCGACATGCGCACCTTCAAGTGCGCGAAGTGCGGCCACCAAGCTTTTTGGCATCCGCTTACCGGTCTCACCTCCTAACCCCAATCCCCCTACATGCCTGCCGGTGAGCCGACTCAGGGTAGCTGGCTGTCGATCCAGCGCTCAGCAGCGGCCATAGCCTCATCGAGCGCGGATGGGTAGTCAGGCCACGGCCCCTTCAACTCAGCAGCAACCTCGCCCAAGCCATTGATGGGTGCAGGCTCGATGATCTTGGCCGCGACCGGAACGTCGTCGTTCGGACGTCGCCAATCGAACTTAAGAAACATCACGTGCCCCCGGTAAGAGTGAGCAATCGGGGCATCAAGATTGTGTGACACGTCCATGCCTCATCACGAACTTAGTTGAGCCTTTTTGTACACCAAACCTTCCGCGCTTTAAATCTAGGCAAAACGCCATTACTCCATACCCCTATGGGCACCTTAGACCGATATGCCAATTTCTGCCGCCCAGCGCGGCGCGGAGTATCACCATGGCGACAGCCGAGAAGCTGGGCGATGAGTCCGGCCATGACAAGGTCACCGAAAAGCGGATGGCCGAACTGCTGGGCACCACGCCGAAAGCCCTGCAGCGCAAACGAGAACGTAACATCATCCCAGCCGGCGTCTGGTCGAAAATCGACGGGCGAATCATGTACAGCAAATGGAGGTATGACGAATGGCTAGAGAGCCAATGGAGCTGCCCACCGGAGTTGAGCTTGTCGGGAAGTCGATCAGGATCAGGTTCTCCTGGAACAAGAAGCGGCACTGCGAAACGCTCACTCTCCCGCAAACCGCTCGGGGAATCGCAGCAGCCGAGGCTTTACGTTCTCAAGTAATACAGCTGGCCAAGCTGGGCGCGCTTACACCGGAGAAATACAGGGAGTTGTTCCCTAATAGTCGGAGCGACTCCACTGGGCAAATGCCCATATTTTTCGATTACGCCCAGGACTGGCTGAACAGCCTCCAGATCGAAGACAGCACGCGCAAGAACTACAGAAGCACCATGCAAAACTACTGGGTACCGCACCTGGCCACGTACCCGCTCGACAAGATCACGCCGGTGCTCATGCGGAAAATCGTCAATGGTATTACGTGGACTTCGCCAATCCGCAGGAAGGGCGCCATACGGCTGGTGACCGGCCTGCTGACCCAGGCCGTGAATGATGAGTTGATTCTGAGGAACCCGGCCAACTCGATCCCGCCGACGCGTGTCACCAAGCGCGAGATCGACCCGTTCAGTCGCGAAGAGGCTGACGAATTGATCGAGAAGCTGTACGAAGTGACGAGCGGCTTGCAGGCTATTTACGCGTGTTTTTTTGAGTTTTCTTTCTATACAGGAATGCGTCCAGGCGAGGCGATGGCCCTGCGCTGGAGCGAGGTTGATACGCGCTCTCGGCGCGCCAAGGTGTGCCGTATCAGGCTGTACGGCAAGATCAAGGAGAGGACCAAAACGAAGGTCTCGCGGGAAGTTTTATTGAACGATCGAGCCTTGCAGGCACTCGAAAAAGCCAGACTACTTACGGCGGCGCGCTCTGATTACGTTTTCGCGCCGGAAGGCTCGGGTGAAAGATCAGAGCTGTACATCCGATCCGAAACTGGGGCTAAGCGTTATTGGTTGTCAGCCCTGCGCAAGAGCGGAATACGGTATCGCCGGATGTACGACACCAGGCACACCTACGCAACAATGTGCCTGATGTCCGGAATGAATCCCGCATTCATCGCTGCGCAACTTGGACACAGCGTCCAGGTACTGCTTTCGACCTATGCCAAGTGGATCAGCTCTTCGAGCGATTTCGCGGAGCTTGAAAAGCTGGATTTACCGAAAAACGGTACAAAATTGGTACTTGAATCACGGTAGATACGCCTAGGCCCAGCAAATACAAGGCCCAATGGAACATGTGCGGATTAGCTGGAGAGTTACGTTTTGATCAACAACCTGCCGACCTGGCAGCCATCGAACGCATCACCCACCACCTTGCACCCCGTGGTCCCGATGCCTGGGGATTTCACAGTCAAGGGCCGATAGCCCTCGGTCATCGCCGCCTGAAAATCATGGACCTGTCCGATGGTTCTGCGCAGCCCATGATCGACAGCCAATTGGGCCTTTCCCTGGCGTTCAACGGGGCGATCTACAACTTCCCTGAACTCCGCGCCGAACTGGAAGTCCTGGGGTATGCCTTTTATTCCGGGGGCGACACCGAAGTGCTGCTCAAGGGGTATCACGCGTGGGGCGAGGCGTTGCTGCCCAAGCTCAATGGCATGTTTGCCTTTGCCATTTGGGAGCGGGACGCCAAGCGCCTGTTCATTGCCCGCGACCGTTTGGGCGTCAAGCCGCTGTACCTGTCGCGCACCGGCGAACGGTTGCGCTTCGCCTCAACCCTGCCAGCCCTGCTCAAGGGTGGCGATATCAGCCCGATGCTCGACCCGGTTGCGCTTAACCATTACCTGAATTTTCATGCGGTGGTGCCGGCCCCGCGCACGCTGGTTGCGGGTATTGAAAAGCTGCCGCCTGCGACGTGGCTACGCATCGATGCCCAAGGCAATACGGAGCAGAAAACCTGGTGGACCTTGCCCTATGGCCCCCACGCCGACGAGGCTCACTTCACACTCGAAGACTGGCGCGACCGCGTACTCGACAGCACCCGTGAAGCCGTGGCCATTCGTCAACGCGCGGCGGTGGATGTCGGCGTGCTGCTCTCCGGCGGTGTGGACTCCAGCTTGTTGGTAGGGTTACTGCGCGAGGTTGGCGTACAAGACTTGTCGACCTTTTCCATCGGTTTTCAGGACGCAGGCGGTGAACGGGGTGATGAATTCCAGTATTCAGACCTGATTGCCAAGCATTACGGCACCCGTCATCACCAGCTGCGCATTGGCGAACACGAAATCATCGAGCAATTGCCTGCGGCTTTCCGCGCCATGAGCGAGCCGATGGTCAGCCATGACTGCATCGCCTTTTACCTGCTGTCGCGCGAAGTCGCCAAGCATTGCAAAGTGGTGCAGAGCGGTCAGGGCGCCGATGAGCTGTTCGCCGGTTATCACTGGTATCCGCAGGTCGATGGCGCCAGCGATCCGTATGCGGCCTATCGCGAGGCGTTCTTTGATCGCAGCTACGACGAATACAAAGCCACCGTGCAGCCACAATGGCTCACGGCCAATGACGCTGCCGGGGACTTTGTACGCGAGCACTTCGCCCAGCCGGGTGCCGACGCAGGCGTGGACAAGGCGCTGCGCCTGGACAGCACGGTGATGCTGGTGGATGACCCGGTCAAACGGGTCGACAACATGACCATGGCCTGGGGCCTTGAGGCACGAACGCCGTTTCTTGACTACCGGCTGGCCGAACTCTCGGCGCGTATCCCGGCCCGTTTCAAACTGCCCGATGGCGGCAAGCAGGTGCTTAAAGAAGCCGCCCGGCGGGTGATCCCCAGCGAGGTGATCGACCGTAAAAAAGGGTACTTCCCGGTCCCCGGCCTGAAACATTTACAGGGCGACACCCTGAACTGGGTGCGTGACTTGCTGCTCGATCCGAGCCAAGACCGCGGCCTGTTCCAGCCCGCCATGCTGGACCGCTTGCTGACCCACCCGCAAAGCCAGTTAACGCCGCTCAATGGCTCCAAACTGTGGCAACTGGCAGCCCTGAACCTGTGGCTGAGCGAACAAGGAATCTGACCCATGAAACCCCTCGCCACCGCTTACAGCCAACGCTTGCTGCGCGGACAAGCACCCTCCTACGAACGCCTGCAAGCGCGCTTCGCCGAAGACGGCAGCGCACTGGATACCCAACCGGTTGCTGTGCACTGCGGATGGGGACGCCTGCTGATCGGGCATACCTTTCCCGACCCGGCCAGCCTGGCCAACGAACTGCTGAATGAGCAAACCGGCGAGCGTGACATCGCCCTGTATGTGGCCGCGCCGCAACAGGTGCTGGCGCAGTCGCCCCAACAGTTGTTTCTCGACCCCTCGGACACCTTGCGCCTGTGGTTTACCGATTACCGCCAGGCCACCCGCGTGTTTCGCGGCTTCCGCATTCGCCGGGCGCAAACCGATGCTGACTGGGAGGCCATCAATTCGCTGTACATCGCCCGCAGCATGTTGCCGATTGACCCGACACTGCTCACGGCCCGCCATCAGGGCGGCCCGGTGTACTGGATTGCGGAAGATGAAGACAGCGGCGCCGTGATCGGCAGCGTCATGGGCTTGAATCACCACACCGCGTTTCACGACCCGGAAAACGGCAGCAGCCTGTGGTGCCTGGCGGTCGATCCGCTGTGCCCGCGACCCGGCGTAGGCGAGGTGCTGGTGCGCCATCTGGTGGAGCATTTCATGAGCCGTGGTCTGAGCTACCTCGACCTGTCGGTGCTGCACGACAACCAACAGGCGAAGAATCTCTACAACAAGCTGGGGTTTCGTACCCTGTCGACCTTTGCCATCAAGCGCAAGAACGGCATCAATCAGCCTCTGTTCCTGGGCCCCGGCCCTGAAGCCGGGCTCAATCCTTATGCGCGGATTTTGGTGGAAGAAGCCTACAAGCGCGGGATTGACGTGCAGATTGATGACGCCAGCGCCGGTCTGTTTACCCTGAGCCACGGCGGGCGGCGCATTCGGTGCCGCGAGTCGCTGTCGGACCTGACCAGCGCCATCAGCATGAGTTTGTGTCAGGACAAAAGCCTGACCCACAAGGTGTTGAGTGCCGCGGGCCTGAGCTTGCCTACGCAACAACTGGCCGGCGAAGCCGACGACAACCTGGCGTTTCTGGAGCAACACGCACGCATCGTGGTCAAACCGCTGGACGGCGAGCAAGGCAATGGCGTGGCCGTTGACTTGAGCGACATTCAGCAGGTGCAGCAGGCCATTGAAGCCGCACGGGCGTTTGACAGTCGCGTACTGCTTGAGAGTTTCCACGAAGGCCTCGACCTGCGCATTGTGGTGATCGGCTTTGAAGTGGTGGCCGCCGCTATCCGGCGCCCAGCCCAAGTGGTGGGCGATGGTCATCACAGCATCCTGCAATTGATCCAAGCGCAGAGCCGCCGACGGCAGGCCGCCACCGACGGGGAGAGTCGTATTCCGGTCGACGCGGAAACCGAGCGCACGGTGCAGGCTGCCGGGTATGAATACGCCAGTGTGCTGCCCGCGGGCGAAACGCTGGAGGTGCGCCGCGCTGCCAACCTGCACACCGGCGGCTGCCTGGAAGATGTCACCGACATCTTGCACCCGGTGCTCGCGGATGCCGCTGTGCGGGCCGCGCGCGCACTGGATATCCCGGTGGTCGGGCTCGACTTGATGGTCCCCGCCGCCGATCAACCCGAGTACGTGTTTATCGAAGCCAATGAGCGGGTCGGGCTGGCCAACCACGAACCGCAACCCACCGCCGAGCGCTTCATCGACTTGTTGTTCCCTCACCGTCAGCCTGCGCCCTAGGCCAGCCGCTGAACATCCCGTCAGGCCCGCCGCACGCCGTGCGCGCGGTGGGCCTCGTTTCAGGAGTCTTTATGAACCGCACTGTTCCCGAACCCGACCTCGATTACCTGCAACGGGTATTGCTGGAAATGCTCGCCATCCCCAGCCCCACCGGTTTCACCGACACCATTGTGCGTTACGTAGCAGAGCGCCTTGAGGAGCTGGGCATTCCCTTTGAACTGACCCGTCGC